TTATCACAAACTAGCTATCGTATAAGCAAAGACGAATATAATAAATTAAAACATATTAGATATTTTGGCGGGGGTTCTGAAACAGTAAAAATGAAAAATCCATTGACATCTGAGGTTATAAAATGTAAAATACACAATATAGACAAATATTTATCTATAGGTTATATTTTAATTAAACCATTAACTAAACTACAACAAAAGATATATGATCTAATTAAATAGGAATTAATAAATGAAAAATAAAACTTACTCTGAACCTAAAATTAAGGTTGCGGAGATTTTTTTTATTTTAATTAGCTTACAAGGAGAGGGGCTGTATGCTGGTGTCCCTAGTATATTTCTACGTACATTCGGTTGCAATTTTGAATGTCGTGGTTTTGGTATGCCTAAAGGTGAATTATCACAGGAAGCGGAACGTATTGCAGACGAAGTTGATCTAAGCAGAGCAGACTATGATACATTACCTATTGCATTAACAGGATGTGATAGTTATGCAAGCTGGCATCCGAAATATAAACATTTAAGTAAAATGATGACAATAGAAGAAATTATAAGTCATTCATTGACTGAAATACATGAATTCCCAACACCACTCCCTGATTCTATCACAAAAGATATTCATTATGTTATTACAGGCGGAGAACCATTACTTGGTTGGCAACGTGCATATCCAAAATTATTTGAAATGTTACATTCTAATGGGTTCCGCAATATAACATTTGAAACCAACGGCACACAAGAATTAACAGATGATTTTAGAGATTATCTAATGTTAAGTGCGTTAAAAAATCAGAAAATGAACTTAACATTTAGTGTTAGTGCTAAATTACAAGAATCAGGCGAAAATTATAGTAAAGCAATTAGACCCGATATTATTGCATCATATCAAACTTATGGCAATGTGTATTTAAAGTTTGTGGTTTCGGATATGTATGATATCAATGAAATATATAATGTAGTTAGTAAATACAAAGATGCTGGGTTCAATGGAGAAGTATTTTTAATGCCTGAAGGTGGTAACCCTGATAATTACCATAATAACACACAACAAGTAGCTGAGTTATGTATGTCTGAAGGTTATAGATACAGTCCAAGACTTCAGGTCGATATATGGCAAAATGCGTGGGGTACATAAATGTTATCAACTAATATATCAAATTGGATCAAAAGGTACACAACTGAACATAATATCAAAGGCCTTGTTATCGGTGTTAGTGGAGGTATTGATAGTGCTGTGGTAAGCAAATTATGCGCTAATACTAATTTACCTACTACTATAGTAACAATGCCAATTCATCAAAATGAAAATTTACATTCATTAAGCATCGTTCACGTTACTAATTTATTAAATGAATATAAAAATATAACACATTATAACCAAGATTTATCTAGTGTATTTGATGCTTTTGTTCATAAGGCAGAAATATACAACAGCGAATTGGGGTTTGCAAATTCTAAAAGTAGAATACGGATGATGCTTTTATATCAGATTGCACAAAGCACAAATAGTATAGTAGTTGGTACTGGAAATAAAGTAGAAGATTTCGGTGTAGGGTTTTTCACAAAATACGGTGATGGTGGTGTTGATATTTCACCGATTGCTAATTTAACGAAAACAGAAGTATGGAATTTAGGTAAAGAATTGAATATTGACCAAAGAATTATTGATGCTATACCCACAGATGGATTGTGGGAGGATGATAGAACAGATATAGACCAACTAGGCTTATCATATGAAGAGCTAGAAGAATCAATGTATTATGATGAAAATAATATTCAACCTACTGCTGAAAAAGAAATTAATAATCTAAAAGCCTATAAAAAAATTCGTTCAGTAAATTTACATAAAATGTCACCTATTCCTATATATAAAGGAAGTTAAAAATATGATTAAATGGTTTAAAAAACGTAAACATAAAAAACAATTAAAGTCAGAAAAAGAATTAGCCACAGAACGTGGCGAGCCTTGGGTAGAAATTATATCAATGGATGTTGATCCAAACGATTTAAACAATGGTGCATTTGAATTAGATTGGAATGAGATTTTTGTAGCTAGGTTAATCAAGGCTGGTTATCAAGGCAAAGATGATTCTACATTAGTAGACCAATGGTTTCAAAATGTATGTCGCAATGTAGTATTAGAAACATGGGAACAGGATCAAGCTAATAAATGAAATATTTTATAATGAGTGATAGCAATGTAGAAGATGCTAGAACAGTAGATAATCATATACCTGATGCAAATAATTTCGCTACCATAGTGATGAATCATTTTAATTTGGATTTTGAATGTTATGCTAGATTTGGCGCAAGCAATGATCAAATTATTCGTAGAACAAATGAATGGATTGATAATCAATCAGATGATTTAACAGTTCTTATCGGGTGGAGTACATGGGAACGTGAAGAATGGTTAGTAGACGAGGAATATATAAACGTTGATCAGTTTTCATTAAATGATATACCACCAAATGTTATAGATCGGTATAATAAATGGCGTAAAAAAGTAGATAATACACCTGATTATATGACAAAAAAAGCAATAGAATGGAACCATAAAATACATCATTATATTAAATATTTGAAATCCAAAAATATTAAATTTATTATGTGGAATAACTATATTGCTTTGGATCGAGTAGAAGAACAAGATAATAATATTATAGAATATATTCACCCATACAATGATGATTATACCATGTTTGATTATCTTTCACGTGTAAATGATTATAGTCCAATCAACGATGACCCATATCATTTTGATGCTAAAGGGCATAAAATGTGGGCGAATTTTTTAATTGATTATATTGAAGAGAATAGCCTATTATGATGCTATATGTCAACGGAGATAGTCATACTGCTGGCGCCGAAGCAACAAATCAACATGCATTCGCAGAAGATGATCCTAAATTAGAAATGCTAGGTAGGTTACCACATCCAGATAATGTTAAAGTTAGTTGGGGTAAAAAATTATCAGAATTAATAAAATATAGTTTTTATTGTGATGCTGAAAGTGCCGCAAGTAATACAAGAATCATTCGTACAACAAAAGATTGGATTGAAAATACCAAAACACCACATGATGAATTGTTAGTTATTATCGGCTGGAGTACATGGGAACGCGAAGAATGGTTAATTGATAATGAGTATTACCAAATAGGTGCTAGTGGTATAGATGATATTCCTGATAGCTATAAAGACAAATATAAAGAATTTGTTTCTAATGTAGATTGGAACGAAAAAACGTACGAAGCATATGAAAATATTAAAAAACTACATAATTGGTTAGAAAATCTTAAAATTAAACATATTTTCTTTAATTGTAATAACAATTTTAGAAAAATTAAAGAAAAAGACAGGATGAATTGGGGTTATAACTACATTAGTCCATACACTGATAATGGAACATATGAAGCATATCTTAAACACCACGATTACAACACAGTAACTAGAGATTCGTGGCATTACGGGGCGGATGCACATGCTGCCTGGGCAAGATTTTTACTAAAATATATCGTAGAAAAGAAAATTATTACAACTGGAAACAATTCAGGATTAAAATTTAACAGAACATGAAAAAAATAAATAAACAAGCAATTAAATACATTCAAAAACTTGGCAATATGCCATCTAATGTCCTTACACCATCAAGAATGGTTAAGGAAGCTAAAAAACTACATAAAAACATCAAAGTTACTTCATTAAATGAAGAAGAACTTATTGAAATGGGTGCTAACCTATTAGTCGGAGTAGGACAAGGTTCTCAAGAAGAATCACACCTTATTACTATGGAATATAATGGTACTAAAAAGAAAAGCAAACCTATTGTATTAATTGGCAAAGGTGTTACATTTGACAGTGGTGGAATTTCTATTAAACCAAGTAGAAATATGCAATATATGAAATATGATATGCTCGGTGCTGCTACTGTAATGGCTACTATTCAAGCCTGTGCCAAATTAGAATTATCAGTTCATGTAGTTGCATTAGTACCTACCGTAGAAAATATGCCATCACACAATGCTATTAAACCAGGTGATGTATTAACTAGTTTATCAGGAAAAACCGTAGAAACACATAATACTGATGCAGAAGGTAGATTAATTCTTGCTGATGCATTAACATATGCTGAAAAGTTTAATCCCGAAGTAGTTATTGATGTTGCTACTTTAACAGGTGCTGCATTGTATGCTTTGGGGCCGTATGCTACCGCTGTATTAGGTAATGACCAAGAGTTAATTGATAGATTGATTGCTGCTGGTGATAAAACCGAAGATTATGCTTGGCAACTTCCATTATGGGAAGAACATAGCAAAGTAGTTAAAGGACAAAAAGGTGTTGCTGATCTTAAAAATATTCCTTCTAAACCAGGCCCAGGAACAACAACAGCAGCAGCATTTTTATGGGAATTTGCTGACCAATATAGATGGGCTCATTTAGATATTGCTTGTACTGCTAGTGATGGTGATAAGGTAACTGGACGATCTGTTAAGATGCTAATTGAATATATTAAATCTAATTATTGACTTTATTAAGTATTTTTATTATAATACCTAAATGAAATACTTACTTGTAGATACCGCAAATCTTTTCTTTCGTGCTAGACATTCAGTACATATCGGCACAGATGCCTTTACTAAGTTAGGATTTAGTTTACATTTAATGTTCAGTTCTATTAATAAGGCACAACGTATTTTAAACGCTGATCATGTAGTATTTTGTCTAGAAGGCAGAAGTTGGCGCAAAGATGTATACGAACCTTATAAAAAGAACAGAAAAGCGAAATTAGCTAAATTAACCGATGAAGAATTAGCAGAAGATAAACTGTTTTGGGAAGTTTTTGAAGAATTTGCTAAATACTTACAAGAAAGTACTAATTGTACAGTACTTCAACACCAACAGGCTGAAGCAGATGATGTAATTGCTAGGTGGATTGGCCTTCACACACATGATAAGCATGTGATTCTAAGCAGTGATAGTGATTTTTATCAACTCATCACAGAAAATGTTGTGCAATACAACGGTATTTCAGAACAATTAATTACCCTTGATGGCTTTTTTGACGACAAAAATCGTCCCATTATAGATAAAAAAACTAACCAGCCAAAGATACTCCCTAATCCAAAATGGTTACTATTTGAAAAATCTATAAGGGGCGATTCGTCAGACAACATATTCAGTGCTTATCCTGGTGTTAGAACAAAAAGTACAAAAAAACGCATTGGTTTATTAGAAGCGTTTGAAGATAAAGATAAAAAAGGTTATGCATGGAATAATCTA